TCTCATCGACATATTGTTTGAATTCAGTGCCGCCAAAGCCATGGTCTTCTAGGCCCAGTTTCTGTTGAAGCTGAATTTCAGCTTCGGTTCGACTGTAGGCGATGTTGTCAGTGTCGGTAACTCGTTGGCCATCGACAAATAAACTATAACCAATGTCATCGTTTCCAAAGGCGAAAGTGCCAGAACCAAACCGCTCGCCCTGTGGTGTCAGCATTTCATAGGGATTGTCAGAGTATTCTTGTTTTGCATATTTTTTTACGGCATCGTCAATCGCGGATTCCGGTATGTCATCAAAAGATTGAAGCCAATCTGTCTTAGGAAAGCGCCAGTTGTAAGCACTCAATATCTCGTCTTTTGTGAACTCATCGCCTTGTTCTAGGTTGTAGTACAAGTCATCCACACGGTGCTGCCACAAACTAGAGCCATCCAGCGGATCGATTTCAGGGATCGTGCGCACAAAATCTATACCCTCTCCCCCGCCACCTCTGACGTTCTGGCTGACCCTGACCCTGTTATCACTGATGCCTTCAACCGCTTCCCTGGTAGTGGCGTTGGGATTGGCAGCGACATACTCATCTAAACCAAGAAACTCTAATTCTCTCGGCTTCACGCCTTTGTTAGCATTAGCCCTTGCCCACTCAATAATCTGCTGGCCTTTTAGGTTGGCCGGAGCCTTTTCTATCAAGGCTTGTATGGTTGGCGAAACAAATCCCGATTCATCTCTGGCAAACGTATCAACGTCTATTTTTCTGGCTTCTTCAAGCGCAGTAATCCCTCTGCCACCCCTTGTGGCCCTAGCCCCTCTGCCCAATGCGGAAGCGCCTTTCAGAGCGGCCCCACCCGCTATTCCGAGAGGGCCAGTAAAAGGCGTTGTCGCATAAGCTACATCTCCTGCCGCGCCTACGCCCTGAAGCAAGGCATCGAGGTATCTGCCTTCCCTGATGTTGCTCGTCATTCCCGGCATTGGTTCAGAGGACATAAACTCCCCTACCCCAGCTTCCGCTGAAGGCAGACCTGGCTCCATCTCTAACAAATCAGTAATCCCCGCACTGGGGCGAAGTTGTGAGAGAAACCACGCAAGCCTAGCCGGGGTCACTGGGGACTCTTGTTCCTCGATCTGCGTAGCAACAGGCAATCCAAACCTATCGGTCATGGTAGCGCCCATAAAATTCCTGACCCGATCTACAACAGAGGGATCATCACCTTGGCGTACATCAACGATACCGCCATCCTGATAGCCGGAGGCATGGATTGCCCTTCCCTGACGTTCAGCCTGTGCTTTGGTGGGGTAGACCTTCCCCGAGTTACCCCAGCGATACCCGCCCTGTACCTTGCGTACCGGCACTAGAACATCCTTTGGTTTTTGGAGGGTACTGTTCTTACTGGGAGATGCCGGGGGGATGAGTGGGAATGGCGAAGTCTTTCAGATTGATAGCCCAAGGTGCGTTTGTTGATAGCATCGAGCATCTTTTTAAGATATTCCTCAACCTCATCAAGCGTCCCTTTGCGTATCCCAGAAATACCCTGATTGGCAATGCCACCACACGCAATCTCGTATTTCCACCACAGACCTTCCCCGCCATCAGGGGGAGCTGTCGGAATCAGTCCTTTAACGCAGTACAGTTCCATATCACAATCAACGGTATCTCCGTCAATGATACGGGTGATCTTCGCTTTGTACTGATACATCAGTCAGAGTCCTTTTAGCTCGCCTATCTCCTGCTCTGTTTAACTCCTCTAATTCCTCCAGGTGATCTACCCAGAATATATCATCAGAAATTTGGAAACCCTCACCCACTTGAATTAGATCCACCTGTAAGTGTGGGAACTGCCCCCTGAGAGATTCGGCACAGGCGTAAGCTAGGGAGTGCAACGTATACACCCCATCAATAAAACGAGTTCCAGTAAAAAGAATTGCGTACCGCGACATACGAGTTTCTCCTTTCAATCAGAAACCTTCAATGTTCCCTCTTGATGTTCCACACAAACCCCGCAGGGGCGGTTATCTCACCAGAGATGGATACCTTAGAGCCGATAGTGGTGTAGGTCTTGGTCTCAGACCATTCGCCAGTGGAATCTAGGGTGAAATTGATATCTTCACTATCGGCCAGGAGGGAATCGGGTAGCTCATTGTCCCATTGCTTGGGGAATGGGTGGGTTTCAGGCAGGATTCGAGGACGGTCATTCATGAGCAACCTCCTGTAAGCAAGGAGATTACATCATAAAATCAGTTAGATGAACAATCGCAGTCGCCACAAAGGTTCCTAACACCAACCAGGCTAATTTCTCCCACCTGGCCGAATGTGCATCAGTGGACTGCCTAAGATGCTTTAACTCAAAGACCGCCTCCGCCCACCGCTCCCCACATTCCTTCTCATGAGCCTCAATACGCTCCAAAGCCTGCATAGCAATATCCATCGCCTTGTTGGTCGCCTCTAAGGACTTATTCGCAGCAACAGCCCTGCGTTGTGCCTTATTCATCTGGGAAATATATCAGAAAAAAAGGACGGCGGAATGACGTTGCACTAGGTTTGGGGAGTACCCAATCCGATATAACCGACCAAAGCCTACCGGAATCCACCCCACCGCCCTGGAAATAGGACGTTGATACATAGCCGCTCTTGGATTAACTTCGCCTAGATAAAACAAAACAAAAAAATAAAGCTGAAATATGCTTTCGCAACTGATATCAAAACTGATATATATCAAAAGCGGCTTTGTATCAACGTCTATACAGCAAAAATCTCGCCACTGCAAATGACTACCCCCCCCATCCGATGGAAGTCCCTATTTTGCAAATAATTTTTTTTTTGAAAAAAAATTTTGAGGCTAGGATCCCTAACCCCTTTTCCGCAAAAAAAAAGGTCTCAGAACTCTGTAACACTATGAATAGACTATGAAATACTAGGTTTTAGTCAGAAAATGCTAATTACTTGAGTGGATCAATACGTATAACTCTCTAGCCCTACGCCTCTTCAACAGGGGGGGCCGGGGGTGTCGGCGGTGAGGCCGGGCCGTTAGCGGAACGTTAACGATAGGCGGGTACTATCAGAACGCGGCGGAGGCCAGGTTCGGTCGATCAGTGACGAGTTGAGTCGGTCTCGATGATCTCGTCGGGTTCGATAACGTCGCCATCATCGACGACCTCACTATGATATGTGATCGAGTCATGATCGATGACCGTACCAATGTTCCCGTTCTGATCTTGATCGGTCAGTCCCAGGGCGGACAGCTTGGCTTCGAGGTCTGCGGTGATCGCCTCGGCTGATCGGTTATCGTTCTGGGTAACGTCTAAGCTGTGCCGCCTCATGCCGAGGCAGTCAGCCATCAGGCTGATCGCCTTCAGTCTATTCACGCCGAAGTCGTTATCATCGATTGCTTCGGACAGCTTCGAGATTATGAGATCGCGCTTGCTTAAGCCTCTATCTCGGTACACACGCTCCCTTTTAGCGATTATGCCCTCCACCATTGCTGTTACGTCCGCCCTCGACAGTAGACGGCTGGCGGCTTCTCGTTGAGTCTTTGGGTTAGCGTCTGGGCTTACGTCATAGGCTTGGCGATATGCCTGGGCATTGCTCATGGTGCCTTCAGCTACCAGGCGGCAGAAATGCCGTTGTTTGCTTGTCAGCGATGATTTACTCATACCAGCAATGGTAGCCGCTTGAGACCATAACCCGCCCATAATAAGGAGTGATTCACGACACAGCCATATCGTATCGATCCTGCAAGGTACCGAAGTATCTAGGTCTTGGGGTTGCAAGGTTGCCCTGATCTCTCTAGAATACCCAGGGTCAGAAACCGAGGGAGTACAGATACATGACCAGCTTAGGAATTGCCCTGATTGTTTACCCGATGGCGTTGTTCGCCGTCATGATCTTTGCGATCTACTGCGACGTTAAACGCCGCCGAGCCGCTGAGGCTGAGAGGGAGACCTAAACCATGACGACAATCTACAACTGGATCACCGACCCAGCCCACGGCTGGCTGACTGTCCCGCTCGCAGAACTGCAAGACCTCGGCATCGCCGACTACATCTCGAAGTTCAGCTACATAGACACCTCTAAGGGTGTCGTGTATCTCGAAGAAGACTGCGACGCGCTTCGGTTCATCGAGGCCAAGGGTGTCAATATCCGAGACCGCGAAGCACTGAGCCAGTGGTGTGAAGAGAACACCGTCAGCCGTCACCATGCCAGCGCCGAGGGCGGATCCGCCGGGTACGTTGTCGGGCGTGGAGTCTATGTTCAGTCGGCAACCGAGGCACATCATGGTTCTGGCTTTCACCCGGTGCGCGACTGCGAGCGGTACCCGGCAAAGGAGTCGCCCTGGACGCTGTAGCCCCTGGCAGACATAACCGGACGGGGAGCCTTGCGCTCCCCTTCTGGGTGAGAGAACCAATCAACCATCAACAGCAACGCCTATGAGGGGCGTTACGAAGGCTGGGCGGCTTACCTGCGAAATAGGGGGGTCGAAGGCTACGCATAGCCAGCGGCTAACGCTACCGGACGGCCCGCCTTTGCGCGGGCCTTCTGGGTAGAGGAACCGACAACCTAACTGGAGACCGAACCGATGACCACGACCACCTTAATTGACCTTGGCCTGACCTGGGCAACGAAAACCCTCAGAGATGGCCGCGTAATTCGATCCGCTCCAGCAACGGAGGCGTTCTGGAAGCTGTGGCGAGCCTCGAAATCCTCAGTCAAAGGGGCCGGGTATGGCGTGAGCGAGTATCCGAAGGGGAGCGGTAACTGGGTCGTCACCGACTGGAACGACCGGCGCGACTCCGCCGAGCTTTCTGCCAATGCCGACCGCATAGCCGCCTCCCGCAACGTGACGCCCTCTGCCGGGTTTTCGGCACCCTCCCCAGAGGGTTGGGACTACTACCCCTACCAGCTCGCCGGAATCGAGTTCTTGGTTAAACACGCGACCGAGTCGTGCTTGATTGGGGATCCAATGGGCACCGGGAAATCCATAATCTGCGCTGGTGTTCTGAATGTAGAGCGGCCCTCGAAGGTTCTCATCATCTGCCCGAATACAGTCAAAATTAATTGGTTTCGGGAGCTGTCCCGCTGGCTCGTCGTTCCGCGTCGGATTGACCTGGTCAACGGTACCAGCCAGATCCCAGGAATTGACCGGGCGAACCAACTGCAAAGCATCCCCAAGAATCCCGACATCATCATCATCCACTACGACGCTCTCTCAAAGCATCAAGACGCCATCCACCGAATCCGGTGGGGCTGCGTCATCATGGACGAGGGCCACTATCTGAAAACCCCAGACAGCGCACGCAGCAAAGTAGCCCTGGCTATCAAGGCTGACCGAAGGCTCATTCTTACAGGAACGCCGCTTCCGAATAGACCCCGAGAGATCCAACCGCTCGCCGGGTATCTCGACCCTGAGAATTTCGGAGATGCCTGGGGCTTCAAATACCGATATTGCGATCCCCAGAAAAACCGCTGGGGCACGACCTTCGACGGAGCTACCAACATGGCGGAACTCCAAGACCGCCTCCGTAGCACCATCATGCTCCGCCGTGATAAGGCCGCTGTCCTCCCCGACCTTCCCCCGAAGATTCGCCAGGTGCTCGTCCTCGATCCATCGAAATACTCGAAGGTTCTGAAAGCCGAAGCACAATACGATTCCCTCGGAGAAGCCCTGAAGGATATGGACTCGAACTCAGCCGAGTTCGAGGAAATGTCCAAGGTACGCCATGAGACCGGGCTGGCGAAGGTGGATGATGTCGTGGAACATCTTCTGGGAACTGATGAAGCTGTGGTCGTGTTTGCCCACCATCAAGATGTGATCGAAAACATTACGCAAGCCCTTATCGACGCAGGGCGAACCGCTGTTAGTGTCAGCGGCCCCGACTCAATTGATAAGCGACAGCAAGCCATCGACGCATTCCAGAATGGCGAGGTGCAATACTTCGTCGGATCGATCTCCACAACGGGCGAAGGAATCACCCTGACGCGGGCCTCGCATTGCCTGTTCGCAGAGATAGATTTCGTGCCAGGACGTTTGCGACAATGTGAGGATCGCCTCTGTCGTATAGGCCAGCAGTCCAAGGTTCTCGTCCAGCACATTGTGGTCAGCGGTTCATTGGACGGGCGCATGATCGAGCATCTGGTAGAAAAACAGGCGGTCATTGATGCGGCCTTAGATGCTGAAACACCGCAGAAAGAGCCGCGCAATGTGGGGAGCTTGCCCAGCGTCCACGACGCTGGCTCAGATCCGATTCGGAGCCTGGAGGAAATCGCCGCCGAGATGCCCACGACCGCCAGCCTTGCGAACCTCGTCACGGCTGTGACTGAGGCCAATGTATACCTCCAAGCCGAAGGGCTGACCATCTATGCGGCCTCGAAGCACTCCACGAACCCCGGTTGTCTTTATGTGAAAAATGCCAAGGACGAGTATCAGGGCAAGGTCACCCCCGACGGTGAGTTCCGCGCTTCCCGTGACGCGCACCGCTCGACCGCCTCTAAGCTGGCCTTAGTCAACGCGGACACCGAAGCCTATATGAAAGCCAACGCGGAGCGGATCGCTGATCTCAGCGCCTCCCAGAGAGACGCGAAGCCGCACAGCTTCGACGACTACCGGGGGACGGTCACCGACATTGACCTCACGAACCTACCGAATGGCCTCTATGCGGTCCCTCAAGGCGACAGCCGCCTGAAGGTGCGCATTAGCCGAGGGCGTCAGGGCGGGAAGTGGGCCGGAACCATCTTCGTTGAGGATGCCGCAGTCTACGGACAGCGCCAACGGTACGGGATGCAACGCCTAGAGGAGACTTACCAGGGGGGCATCGCTGACCCGCTGCGAGCTATCCTGGCTGACCCCTTCGAGGCGAGCAAGGAGTACGGGCGATTGACATCCACATGCGGCGTGTGCGGCAAGGCGCTCGAAGATGAGATAAGCGTGGCGAACGGCATCGGGCCGATCTGCGCGGGGAAATTCGGGTAGACCCTAGCCACATATCCGCCCCCAGAACCCGGCCTAGCGTCGGGTTTCTGGGTAGAGGAACCTATCAATCAGCAGAGGAGACCTAGACCAATGGTTAACATAATCGAAGCACTGACCGCTTTTGTGAATAAAGGCCCAGGATTAGAGTTCTGGGATTATCGTGACGTTAAGGCATACCGCAAAGCATCACGCCGCATAACTAAGCAACTGCACGACTTTCGGGCGCTGGCTTCCAGGGTAGTGGGAACGGCGGCTATAGATTCGCCAATCACCGAGGACGACCTGCTGGAAGCGTCCCGGAATGCGTTCTCTGGGAGGCTGACGCTTATCAAGAACGTCGAGGATGGCACCTATAAGGTTGACTACTGCACCGGGCAGTATTGGTGCGTTGAGTATCGTGCGGCGGCTTGCGCGGTATTAGCCGAGGCGCTGCGAATGTTCTGGAACGAAGACAACCCCAGAGAATACGGCGACGGGCACGATATGACCCCGAACGATTGGTTGGTAAACCAAGCGCGCCTAGCAATGGGTCGCGGCATTGCTGACCGTTGGTTTCGATAAGTTCCAACTGATGAGGTGCGGGTGGTCCCCGCGCCGAAACCCCGGCGGAGGCGGGGGTCTTGGATAACCAAACGAGGACTGACCAATGACCGACCAGGAACTAGAACGAATGAGCGGCGAGTGCGCTGTAACCTATGCGCTTGCGCAAGCAATCACGGCGATCAGCCACGATAAGGCTATGGAATTCGCCGACCTTGCATCTACAATCGCCGATAAGTGCGGCATGAGCGTCGCAGACCTTCGGCGCTGCGGCAATGACGCAAAGCAAGCTATCGACGCGGAGGTGCCGCAATGCTAACCACCACCGCCATCTTGATATGCCTATACCTGGCCGTCTGTTTGGCCGTCCTGGCCGTGATCGTCGCGGCTTCGAGGAATTCCCGCTCGCCCTGGCTTCCGCTTTGGGTGCTACTCATCGGGGTTCTGATCGTGATGCTCGGCGGCTGGATGGAATTCGCCGCGCATCCCTGGACCGTCTAACCCAGACCGCTCGACCGACTCAGCGGGGCTTCGGCCCCGCTTTTCTTTGCCCGCCCTCAGACTCTCAAGCTCTCAAGCTCTCAAGCTCTCAGACTCTCAAGCTCTCAAGCTCTCAGATTCTCTAGCTCTCAAGCTCTCAAGCT